TAGCTCTGCCCGTTGCCGGCGCGCCATCGCCGCCAATCTCTCGGATGCGGGTGTAGCTCAGTGGTAGAGCACGACCTTGCCAAGGTCGGGGTCGAGGGTTCGAATCCCTTCGCCCGCTCCAGAGAAACTACTGGAAAACGTATTGTTTTCCGCAGTTTCTCGCGTGAGCGATCCAGCCTCGCAGCGCCTGAACAAGCCGCGAACAGTGCCCAAAAGCCCCGCGGGTTTGGGCAATGCTGGGGCAGTCTGTTCAATCAACGTTCTGCCGCCTCGGTTTAGGCCGATCGCACACTCGGTTTATGTCGGCCGGGAATTTCTCGGCCGCTACGTCCAGACGGACCAAAAAAAATTCAAAGCGTTCGACGCGAATGATCGGCCGTTAGGAAACTTCCGCGTCCGCGCGAGGGTGCTCGCTGCGATCCGCAAAGCGCGGAGGGAACGGTGCTCCTGACCGCTTCCCAGCTGCAGGCGTCCTCGAGCCTGCTCAACTCGCCTCTGTTTCGTCGGCTCGCCGCTGATCCTGACCTGGTTCAAGGCTACGCCTCGGGCGAGATCCTGACAGTCCCGGCCCGCACCAGCGCCCACCAGGTCCTTAAGGGCTTCAAGGGGCGCTTTACCAAGCCGCGCTACCAAAGATCGCCCGACCGGGAAAAATCGCTCGTGCGCCGCCACACGCTCGCCTCGACGTGGAATATGCCGCCCGGGATGGCGGGCAAAGCCAAACTGACCGTTGCTCAGCGGGCGCACGCCAAGCTGCTATCCGATGAGCACGCCAAGCACGGCCGCTGCACCATGACGCTGGATGAGCAGGCGGCGCGCATAGGAGTGTGCCGCAAGACTGCTAAGCGCTCGCAAGACCGTTTCGAGGAGCTGGGCCTAATCTCAGTTGAGGAACGGAAGGTCACCGGCCGGAAGAACCTGCCGAACGTCATCCGCATCGTCTCTGCGGAATGGCTGGCGTGGATCGAAAACGGTCCGCAACCTCGGCGCTCCTCTATAGGGGGACATGAACGTACGGCCACGGTAAACCAGTTTATTCTTAAGAGATCAGCCACTCCGATTGCGCCTGTTGAGAGACCTCAGGGGGCTAGGCAATGGGGAAGAATTGCGTGTCCCGCGCCAGAACCGGGGACGTGGTGAACGAGGATGGAGCGCGATGTCATCTGACCCCTACTACAAGTCGAAGCACTGGCGGCGCCTCAGGGAACTGCGCCTGGCGCTCGACGGGCACGTCTGTGTTGTCCCCGGCTGCGGCAAGCGCGCGAACACCGTCGATCATATCAAGCGACGGCGCGACGGCGGCGGCGATACGATCGCGAACACGCGCTCGCTGTGCGATGACCATGACCGCTCGATCAAGGAGATGTCCGACGGTCGCCGGCGCAATGGTGGCCGCCTGGTTGTGAAGGGCTGCTTTCCAGATGGCACGCCGCGCGACCCATCGCACCCTTGGTACACAGGTGGCCGATGATTTATGGATGCACGCGGTGAAGGGCTGATCGTCACGTCGTCACGCTGTGACGCGCGTGACGACACAGGCAGGGGGGTTCTGCGTAGACGACTTAAGAGGGTTTGGACCGGTAGATACATCGAAACACACTTAGTTTTTTGGGATTTTTCATGGGACAACGAGGCATCGGAGCGAAGCCCGTCAAGCGGTCTGCGCCGAGTAAAAAATCAAAAAAGAAAGCCGAAGCCTGGGCGGCGCCCGGATTGACGCGCGCGCAGCGCGTTGTGGCATTCATTGAGAGCCTTTCCATCACCTCCGGGATCTTCGCCGGCCAGCCCTTCAAATTGCGGCCGTGGCAGCTCGAGATCATCGAGGCGATCTATGCGACCGACGAAGACGGGCGCCGCATCAAGCGCCAGGTGCTGCTGACCATCCCGCGAAAAAACGGAAAGACCCAGCTCGCCGCCGCGCTGGCGCTATGTCACCTGGTCGGCCCGATGGCCGAGCAGCGCGGCCAGGTGTTCAGCGCCGCCAGCGATCGCAAGCAGGCAGCCCTCATCCTCAACGAGCTCGTCGCGTTCGTCCGCGCCGATCAGAAGCTGCGCGACCGCATCATCATCCGCGAGCACAGCAAAACGCTAGAGGATGTCATCACGGGCTCGACCTATGAGGCGCTCTCGAGCGATGCGAAAAAGGCGCACGGCCTCAACGTATCGTTTGCCGTGCTCGACGAGCTCGCACAGTGGCCGAAACGGGATCTATACGATGCGCTGACCACGGGCGGCGCCGCGCGCCTCGAGCCGCTGTTCGTGGTGATCTCGACGCAAAGCCATGACAAGAATCACGTCATGAGCGAGCTGGTCCAATACGGCAAGCGCGTGCTGTCCGGCGCGATCGAGGATGCGACATTCCTGCCGGTCATTTTCGCGGCCGACGATGACGCGGATCCGTGGTCGGAAGAAACCTGGCGCGCGTGCAATCCAGCGCTCGGCGATTTCCGCTCGCTCGAGGAAATGCGATCGGCGGCCGAGCAGGCGAAGGCGCTGCCGGCGCGCGAGCCATCGTTCCGGCTGCTGTATTTGAACCAGCCGGTAGACGCGACGTCGCGCTTTCTGAATGCTCGCGACTGGACCGCCTGCAAGGCGGAAACGACGCCGGATCTGTTGCTGCACAAAGCGCGCTGCATCCTCGGGCTCGATCTGTCGTCGACAACCGATCTAACCGCGGCCGCGGCGTGGTTTCCGGAAACGTTTGATCTAAAAGTGTGGTTCTGGATGCCGGCGGACAATCTCGAGGAAGCCGGCCGGCGCGACAATGTCCCCTACTCGCTTTGGGTCAAGCAAGGCTTGATCGAGGCGACGCCTGGCCGCGCGATCGACAAGACGTTTGTGGTCGAGCGCCTGGGCGAGCTCACAAAGCAATTTAACGTCGAATTCTGTGCGGCCGATCGCTGGCGCCTGGATGAGGTCGAGCGACTCATCGCCGAGGCCGGCTTCAAATTGAGGCTCGAGCCGTTCGGCCAGGGCTACAAAGATATGGGGCCGGCGATCGACGCGATCGAGACTGCAGTCCTGCGCCGCGAGCTGCGCCATCCTGGGCATCCAGTGCTCGATATGTGCGTTGCGAACGCGCAGGTCGTCTCGGATCCAACGGGCTCGCGAAAGCTGGTCAAAGAGCGCAGCACAGGCCGAATCGACGGGCTGATCGCGGCCACAATGGCGATCGGCGCCGCCGTGAAGGTCGCGCCGAAGCCGAAATCTGTATACGCGACGCGGGGGCTGATTTCAGTAGGGATGCGATGAACTTCGTTCCCGCGCAGAACGAAGTTGATTTAGGCGGTTCCGGCGCGGCGCCGCCTAAAATGTTCTGGCGGTGCCGCGTAGGAACGGCCAGAAAACCTGTTCCGCGTCGGCACCGGTTTTCCGTTGTCGATGCCGGCCTCGGCCAGCGTCGGCGGCCGAGTTTCTACCGGCGCCGTGCCGGAACCGGTAGACTCGCCCTGGTAAGGCTGGGGCCTCCCCTGGCGAGGCCGATCGTTCCGACGCGGAATAGATTAGCCCTCGCTGCCAGCCAGGGTTAAATTTTGGAGGAAAGGGAATCAGATGTCACGGAAGCAAACACGCGCAGAAGACTTCGGACCATACAGTGCGGCTGCCGGCTCAAAGGAAGCGATTCGCGCTCGCATCGCTTTGATTGGTCGTGAGCGCGGAATACCTCAGGAAGAGATCGACCAGGCGCTCGCGGCCGATTTTGATCGGGACTACGCCGCAATCCTAAAATTCATGGAAGGCCGTCGGATCAGCATGCATTGGCTGCTAACTGGCGATCTCCAATGCCTGAAGCTGATGCGCCAGCCGGAGCTGACCTGGTAAAACCGCTGGCCGCCAAAGACTTAAATAGCGATGCTATTGACTGAATAAATAGCGATGCTATTAATGATTCGAAACCCGAATCATTCGAGGCGGCCGGAAAATGTGGATCAGCGACGCACCATTGCTCTCTCAGCCTCTGATGCTGAAGATCACCGGCCTAAAGGCCGCAACGCTGCAAACCTGGGTCAATCGCGGCCACATCAAATTGCCTACGAAAAATCCTGGGCGAGGCAAATCTCGTCTTTATTCAAAATCGAATTGCGTTGTCGCCTCAATTCTTAGGAGGACGGACGATCTAGGCCTGCCATTGGCTCTTGGTCTGGATCTCGCAAACTCCGTTATTGCGGACTACGCGAAAAAGAACATTCCGAGCGATCTTTGTATCTATCTCGATGCGCAGACCATGTGGGTCGCATTGGCCTCTGGCATCTCATCGCCTCGCCTCTATCGCTATCGGTGGACAAAAGAGCCATCTGACGCGACCACCATTGCCCAGGCTTTGTCCAAAGCGGGCGGTGAGCCGGTTATCGTTTTTCCGATCGGCAAGATCGTCGAGAAGACGCAGCAGTTATTGATGGACGAAGCAATCTCGTCTTTGAGCGAGCTTACCAAATCCCGGAAGTAGCATCGAATTTCCCGAACCTGTTATCCCGCCGTGATGGCGGCAATGCTCAGTGCCGGACGTTCCGGCCCGATAGATCTTTTTTCCGCCCGTCGTGGTGACGGCACAGCCCAGAGAAGGACTCGACGATGAAACTCCACGAACTCCAAGAAGCCCGCGCAGCCGCGGTCGTAAACATGCGGACCCTGGCGGATCTCGCCGAAACCGAAAAGCGCGATCTGACCGCCGATGAGGCGACGAAATTCGCAGGCTTCAAGACCGAGATTGCGGGCTTCGATGCTCGCATCGGCCGCGCGCAGACCTTGGCCGAGGCCGAGCGCAGCGCGCCGGCGATCGTGCATGGCCGCCTCGGCGACGGTGCCTATGAGGAGCGCGCCCGCGATTTCTCGATCACCAAGGCGATGCGCGGAATGCTCCCGCGGGATCTCGGCGGCGGCGATGTCGATGTCGGCTTTGAGAAGGAGATCAGCTCCGAAGTTGCCCGGCGCAGCGGCCGCAAATTCGAAGGCCTCGCCGTTCCGGACCAGGTGTTTCAGGTCGAGCGCCGCACCTGGCTGATCGGATCGACGGCCGCTCCGTTGGTGCAGGAGACTCATCGTCCCGATCTTTGGATCGATTTGCTTCGCAGCAAGCTGGTTTGCGCCGCCCTCGGCGCGACCTACCTGAGTGATCTTGTGGGGTCGCCGATCGACATTCCGCGCCAGACGGGATCCGGCACGGCGCAGTGGTTGGCCGAAGACGCATCGTTGACGGAAGCGGACGCGACCGCCGATGACGTCCAATTCACCATGAAAACGGTTGGTGCGATGACGTCGTACTCTCGCCGCACGCTGTTGAATGCGAGTCCGGCGATCGAACAGATTGTTCGCAACGATCTCGCCGCGGTCATCGCCAATGCGGTTGATGCCAAGGCTATGACCGGCGACGCCACGTCGAACACGCCCAGGGGGATCATCAACGTCGTAGGCGTCAATACGGTCTCGATCGCCGCGGCGCCGACGCTGGCAAAACTGCTCAGCTTCATTTCCCAGGTCGATGCGGCCAACGCGCTGGGCGGTTCGCTCGGCTGGGCGCTCAATCCGTTCGTGGTTGCACTCTTGCGTCGCACGCAAAAACTGCCGGCCACCGACAGCACCACGCTGATGATGGACCCGAACATTCTGGCCGGCTATCCGGCCGTCTCGACGACGGGACTGCCCGGCAACACCACGGGGCCGATTGCCGGCGCCGCGATCTTCGGAAACTGGGCCGATCTGATGATCGGATCCTGGACCGGAATCGACATTTTGCTGAACCCCTATGACAGCACGGCCTATCCCAAGGGTCGCGTGGTCGTGCGCGCCTTGAAGGATCTCGATATTCAGGTGCGGCATGCGAAAAGCTTCACCGTTTGCTCCGACGCGACGGTCTAAGACGCCAATGACCATCGAACGCCGAATTGCGGTCGAGCTGCGGGCCTCGGGGGGCAAAACCCCGAGGCTCGCCGGCTATGCCGCCGTGTTTGACAAGGCGTCGCAGGATCTCGGCGGTTTCACCGAGATCATCCGGCCAGGCGCCTTTACGCGGACGCTCAAGGGTGGCGGTCTCGACCCGCTTGCTTTGGTGCAGCACATGCCGCAGCTCGTCCTGGGCCGCCGCTCGGCCGGCACGCTGCGCCTCAATGAGGATCAGCGCGGACTTGCTTTCGAGATCGACGTTCCCGAGACAACGGCGGCGCGCGATCTCCTGGTCAGCGTCGAGCGCGGCGATATCCGCGGCGCATCTTTCGCCTTCTCGACGCCCGCCGGCGGCGACAAATGGGAAATCCGCGGCGACGCCATGATCCGCGAGCTGCTCGATGTAGACCTGCATGAGGTCACCATCACGGCCCAGCCGGCATACGTCGACACCTCGGTCGCGCTGCGCTCCCTGCAATCCTGCAAGTTTGCAGGATTTTCCTCGCTCAGAGCGCTACGGCGCTTCCTGGAGACGGTCTGATGACGGAAGCGTTGCCAAACGTTTGGATGCCGCCGGCGGCATCCGCTCCCAGGATCTCGACGGAAAAGCGCTCCTCGCCGCCGTCGACTTGGGATCTGATGAGGACGGGCTTTGTCGATTACGGCAACGATGCCGGCGTGCCGGTCACCGTGTACTTGGCCGAGGGCCTTTCGGTCGTCACGGCCTGCGCGACCGTGATCTCCGAGACCGCCGGCATGTTGCCGCTTCACCTTTACCGCAAGATGCCGGACGGGTCGCGCATTTGCGAGCATAACCACCCGCTGGCGATGCTGCTTGCGGACGGCCCGAACGACTGGCAGACGACGCCCGAATTTATCGAAATGATGACCGCGCATTGCGTGCTGCGGGGCAATGCCTATGCCGGGATCCAGCGCGATAACCGCGGCGCCATCACCGGCCTTTATCCGTTTCACCCTGACCTTGTTTCGCCCGTCTGGATCCCCAGCACCGGCCGCTATGCTTACGACGTGTCGCTGCGCCAGGGTGGCACCAGGCGCTATCTGCCCGAGGAATTGCTGCATTTGAAAGATCGCACCGATGACGGGTTCATCGGCAAGTCGCGCCTGGCGCGCGCCCGCGAGAGTTTCGGCAGCGCGATCGCGACTGAGCGCTACGCGGCTTCGACCTTCAAAAACGGCGCGTCCATGTCGGGGATCCTGACTCATCCTGAGGCGATCGGCGAGGAGGCTGCGACCAGGCTGAAGAAAGATTTTCAGCACACCTATTCCGGCTCAGAGAAAGCCGGCGCCGTTGCCGTGCTCGAGGAAGGCCTCAAGTGGCAGCAGATCAGCGTTTCGCCCGACGATGCTCAAATGCTCGAGAGCCGCAAATTCACGACCCTGCAGCTTGCGCGCATTTATCGCGTGCCGCCGCCGATCATCGGCGATCTCGACAGCGCCAGGGGCAATTCCATCGTTGAGATCGGGCGGTGGTTCTATTCGCAAACGATGATGCCCTGGCTCAACAAGTGGGAAAAGCTGATCGTTCGATCGCTGCTCTCAACGGCCGAGCGTCGCAACTATGAAGTGGAATTCGATTGCGACCTGCTACTGCGCGGCGACATGCTGACCCGCTTTCAGGCCTATCGGATCGCCCGCGAGATCGGCGTCTACAACGCGAACGAGCTGCGCCAATTCGAAAAGGCAAATCCGCGAAAGGATCCCGAAGGGGACGAATATTTCGCGCCGGCCAACATGCAGCAAGAGCAGACCGGCCAGCCGATCGCCGATCGCGGAGGTGGCGATGCCTCCCAGCAATAACGTTGGCCAACGTTGGTGGTCTTTAGCTGCTCGCGGGATCGCTGAAATGGCTGCGACAAGACGGTCAGTGTCGCGATGGAATCCTTTCGAACAACGCCGTCAGCCCGTGGACGCTCTCCTGGCATCGCGACGGGCATTTTTTTCAAGAGGTGAAACATGCTGACCGTCACTGTTGCTGCCGCCAGCTACGACCTGGTTTCATTAACCGACGCGCGAAGCGCCGTAGACGCTACGGGCACGAGCCAGGACGCGAAAATAGCGAGTTTGATCACGCGCGCATCTGACGTGATCTCGAGGCACTGCAACCGCGTTTTCCGGTTGGAAACTGTCTCCGAACAATTCCGGCTCGATCGGATGCAGACTGATCTGGTGTTGACGCGATATCCGGTAGCGGCGATCACCTCGATCATCGATGACACAATCACCTTGGCGCCGACAGACTACGAGGCGGATCTGACCAAGGGCATCATCACTCGACTTTACAACGATTGCGTTTGCTTTTGGTCAAGACGCAAGACCACGGTCATCTACAGCGTGGGCTATAACGCTCTCACTGACATACCGCCGACTCTGCAGCGCGCCTGCCTCGAGCTGGTTACTGCGTACTATAACGCCACCGATCGAGACCCCTTGCTCCGCTCTGATGTCGTCGACGGCCTCGGAAGCAAAACGTACTATCAGGCCACGGAAGTGGATCTGCTGTCGCCGGAAGTTCGTGGGCTGCTCAATCAGTTCAAGAGATTCAGGGTCGGCGGCTGATGTCACCCGAGCTCCTCACTCTCGCGGAAATAGCGGATCGCCTCAGATACCAAGGAAGCGATCGCGAGCGGAGCGTTCGCCGGCTTTTCCGCAAACATAAGATCGAAATCATCCGCCGAGACCGCGGGACGTTTCTCGTCACCGAACGGCAATACGCGTCATTGTTGGAGGCGATCTCATGCTCACGATCAGGAAGCGCGGCAAGTATTTCCACGTCCGCGGTTCGGTCCGTGTCGGGCGCGAAACGAGGATCGTCAAAGAACATTCTTGCGGCACAGATCGCCGGGATGATGCCAACGACTACAAAGCGAAACTCGAAGCCGACATCCGGCACGAAATCCTTCACGGTACTGGCGGGCGGACGCATAGCCTGACGATCGCCGACGCCGGGCTGCGCTACATGGGGCGGCCAGGCGGGCTCCGCACCTATGATCTGTGGCGGCTCGAGCAGATTAACGCCGTTGTCGGCGACCACACGATCGCGCGGGCAGCGGAAGCCTGGACCGAATTCCGGCGCGTGCGCTGTGGCGGGATCGCGCCGACAACCGTGCAACGTTTCCGCTCAACCTTCAGAGCTGCGATCAACTATCTGGCAGATGCCGAAGGCTTCGAACCACCGCGTCTGCCGAAGCGACCGAAAGGCGAGCGCATCGACAAAAAGCGCATTCGGTTTCTCTCGGAGGTGCAAGCCGATCGGCTCATCAACAGCTACGCCGAGCACGTTCAGCCGATCGCCGTCACGCTGCGATGGCAGGGCCTTCGCATCGGCGAAGCGCTGCGCGTCGAGTGGGATCAGGTGAACTGGAAAGCAAATTCGATTTTTATTGCCAAGAGCAAGAACGGCGAGGCCCGTACCCTCGCTATGCACAAGAAGGTCCGCGCGGCGCTGCACAGACTGTTCGTGGCTCAAGGCTCGCCCGGCGAGGGCATCGTGTTCCTGACGCAGCTCGGCGTGCCGTATCACGATCCGCGGCTCTACAAGAAGTTTCCGAGCGGGAGCCCGATCAAGAAAGCGCACGGGACTGCAGTCCGCCGGGCGGCGATCAGCGATTTCCACGTTCATGACTGGCGTCACCACTGGGCATGCCAGTGCGTCATGGCGGGGATCGATCTCGAAACGATCCGGCAAGAGGGCGGATGGAAGTCGCTGCGCATGGTGGAGCGCTACGCGACCGTGAGCGCGGCGCACCGAGCTCATGCCATGCGCAAGCTGAAGTAATTGGGCAAGGTTTGGGCATTGGCGGTGTTAAGATGGAAAAGGTTATGAAAAACAGTATCTTAGACAATAGGAAAACTACCTTGCCAAGGTCGGGGTCGAGGGTTCGAATCCCTTCGCCCGCTCCAGAATTTTTTTAGGTGGCAAAGCGACAGTTCAACGACAAGCCGCCGCTCGGCGGCTTTGTTGTTTTTCGTCCATTC